GAGTTTATGCCTGAAATAGTCAACGGTATGGACAAGGTTGCAAAGTTCGTTAAGGACGTTGCTTTTGGACTGGACGACTCTAGCGATGCAGCCAAAGGGTTTAGGGCGGTTCTTGAAGGTATCCACGAAATTGTAAAAATGATCATGGATGGATGGGATGCTATTTTTTCTGGAATTGGAAAATTTGTAAAACTAAAAGACAAGCTAGGATTCGGGGGAGCAGCAGAAGAGGTTGCGTCAGGGGCTTGGGATATGGCCAAGGAAGCAGGGAAAGGTTTTTTAATGGACACTCCCTTTGAGAGCTTGATATCGCCATCTAAACCGGCAGGAGCTACAAATAATAATAAAACAGAATTAAAGCAAGAGATAAAATTTGGTTCAGACAAAGTTGATACTGGAGAAATCATGGGAGACATGAAAAATGTTTTTGAAAATACTTTTCGACAGATGCAACAAGGAGTAGTTAACTAATGGGCTTTGATATATCAGGTATCTCGGCAGCAGCAAGCGCAATATCGGCACTGGACGGTATCGCAACGGTAATGCCTAATGAAAGAGGTTACTACGCTCAAAAAGAAGACAAGTCTCTAGACAATACAGCAATGTTGTTTCACATAGAAGACGAGAACACAGCAACACTTCAAAGTGATGTAACAGATCATGCCGTAGAGGATAATACAATTAGAAATGATCAAATCTCCATAAAGCCTGAAATAGTAACCGTGCGTGGGTACATAGGAGAGCTTAACAACGTTCTTCCTAATGAGCTAACAGTAGCAAGAGAGGCGCAAGAAAAACTAATTTCAATAAGTGGTTATGAACCAGAGTTTACAACTGAAACTTTGAGAGCTTTAAATCAAGCGGAGCAAGCATACTTTACTTCTCAAAATGCTAAAAAGTTAAAGACAAGCTTGATAGATAAGGACGCTACAAACCAGACTAAGCAGCAAGAAGTATTTCAAAGATTTTTTTCTTACTGGAAAAAGAAAACTTTATTTACAGTGATCACCCCATGGGGGAAATTTTCTGATATGTCTATTCAAGTAGTGAAGGCCACTCAAGGCGATACTGAAACGATGAGTGATTTTTCAATTACATTCAAGAAAGTAAGATTCGCTTCAACAACTTTTACTCCAGATGTTGCAAAGTATGGTCGATTAGTAAATCAATCAGCGCAAGTAACAAATAACGGACTAAGAGCAGGAGAAGAAACAACTAGAACAGTAACGGAGTTGGTAGGATGAAAGTAATAAGACATTTTACAGACGCTCCAAAACAAGAGCTATCCGTCTTGTTGGACGATGGAACTTTTTTTACAATGGAAGTTTACTTCATACCTCTACAACAAGGATGGTTTATAAATAGGCTTGAGTACGAGGGCTTTATAGTTAGAGGGATTAGAATTTGCAACTCTCCAAACTTGTTACACCAATTTAGAAATTTAATTCCATTTGGGCTTGCTTGCTTTTCAGAAGACAAAAGAGAACCATTGTTACAAATAGACTTCTCGGAAGGAAACAACGAACTATACGTACTGACTGCCGATGAGGTTGACGCTTATCAAGAGGCGGTCACTAATGGATAAGTTTAATCGTACATACAAGTTTTTTATTGATACGAATGACGGAGGACAACTTGAAGTCGGGCTTCCCTTGTCGATTGATTTTAACATAACCAGAAATACTTTAAGCTCTGCCAATAATGCAGTTTTTAGAATTTACAATCTAAGCGAAACAAACAGAAGTCGTATCGCAAAAGATAGATGGGAGTATAACCTTCTCAAAAGAGTCGTTTTTTTTGGAGGCTACGAAAAAGATTTTCCTACGTGCTTTTCTGGCAACGTTCAAAGATGCTATTCCGAAAGACAAGGTGTTGATGTTGTTACTACAATAGAAGCCTTTGATGCAGGATTCGCATACGCAAATGCACAGCTTGAAAATGCGCAATACCCAAAAGGAACAGCGAGAAGGTCGATCGTTCTGGACATGATGGGGAAGCTTAAGCAGTTTGGTGTTGAAGTGGGAACTATCGGGAACATAGAGGGAACGATAACAAGAGGGAACAGTTTTTCAGGGCCTATAATAAAAGCACTTACCGAAATAACAGACGGTAAATTTTTTATTGATAACGGAAAGGCTAACGTCTTGGACGAAAAGGAAACTCTCGTTGGAAATTTAAGGGTGATTGATAGCAATAACGGATTGCTTGGAACTCCTATAAGGGAAAACGGAAATATTTCAATGAATATGATATTTGAACCACGTATTGTTGTAGGGCAAAGAGTGGCTATTCAAAGTATTGTAAATAAAGATATAAATCAAAACTACAAAGTTACGGAAGTCTCACATCAAGGGATGATTTCAGAGTCAGTAGCAGGAACAGCAACAACTAAAATTGGATGCATTGTTAACTCGGAGGTTTTAGGGTGACGCAACGGCAAGCAAGTCAAGTTGATTTAAAACAAGTACTAGATCATTTAAAGAGAGAGATTTTTTTAGAGCTTAATTGTCATTCCATCGGTGAAATTGTTTCATTTGATGAAGTAGAGCAGACTTGCAGAGTTAAAATCTCATATCTAAAAACAAGGCGAGTTAGAAACGACCAAGGAAAGTACGTTGATGAGCATTATAGCTATCCTGTATTGCTAGATTGCCCAACACTTATTTATTGCGGAGGAATCGCAGGATTAACCATGCCGATAAAAAAGGGTGATTCGTGCTTTATACTTTTTAGTGATAGAGATATCGATAACTGGACTTCCGGCTACAGTGATACTTTCTTGGCTTCACCACGGGCGCACTCAATGTCAGATGCAATCGTATTTGTTGGAATGAAAAATTCCTCTAACAAGCTGGAAAACTACGACACGGAAAATCCGCATCTTTTTAACGGTGATATGAGCTTGAAATTAAAAACTGACAAGCTACTAGTCACAGATCAAGTAAACACTCTAGGCGCACTGTTAAGGACTTTTGCGGATGCAATAAAGGGAATAGTGACGACCAATGGGGGAAGCGTGAATCCTGCAAGCCAAGCCGCAATCGAAGCGGCCATAGTAGCAATTGAGGGGATAGTAGAATGAGAGTAAGAGCAGTTGATGGGAATAATGACTGGGTTTTTGGAAAAGGCAGAAATAGCTATAAAAAAGACATCAAGGCATTGATACAAATGGTTAAGACTAAGCTTCAATCTTTTTTGGGAGATTGTTTTTTTGATTTAACAGCAGGAGTTGACTGGTTTAATCTTAATAGCCAAAAAGACGTTGACGAGCTACGAAGATCGATTGCAGCCGTCTTGTTAAATATTGAGGAAGTCACTAAGGTAAACGAGATATTTTTAAGCCTAGGACAAAACAGGGTATTCACTATACAATATTCCGTAGATACTATTTACGGAGAGATAACAGAAGAAATTACGCAAGAGGTTTAATATGCCGAATATTTTAGACGAGAATGGACTTCAATTATATACAAGAGCTGAATTGGTAACGAAGCTTGAGGATGGATTTAAAACTATATACGGGAACGATATAAATGTAGATTCTGATTCACCAGACGGGCAGATGATTAATTTGCTAGTTCAAATAATGCAGGATTACGGAGATCTTCTTTTACAAGTTTACAACTCGTTTGACCCCGATAATGCTATAGGGAGAACTCTTGATAGAAGAGTTTCATTTAATGGTGTTCAGAGACAAGGTGGAACTTTTTCTCGTACAAACGTAAGCGTGACAGTCTCTCAGACCGTTACCTTGTACGGGCTAGACCAGACTGCAAATACTGTTTTTAAAGTTTCAGACGATCAAGGCAATGAGTGGGAGCTACTAGAGACTATCACGATCAGTACGGGCACACACGCACTGGAATTTCAATCGACTGAAAGTGGAGAAGTTTTAACAACTCTCAATACAATAACTTCCGTTGTTACAATTGTCCTTGGTGTTGACTCTGTAACAAATCCCAATGCTCAAACATTGATAGGAACTGATATCGAGAGCGACACGGATTTAAAAGTTAGAAGAAGAAAGTCTGTCTCTCTTGCATCTAGGGGTTTTCTTGAAAGCATGATTGCTGAATTGGAAAACGTTGAAGGAGTTACGAGTGTTTCAGTTTATGAAAATAACTCAGGTGTAACGGACGCTGACGGTATCCCTTCTCATTCTATGTGGGCGATACTCGCAGGAAACTTCACCGATGAAGATGTAGCAAACGCAATATATCGAAAAAGAGATGGTGGATTAGGAATGAAAGGCGACGAGTCCTATATCATTACTCAAGTTGACGGTTCTCCTTTCGAGATTAAGTGGGACGAAGTAGGGACAGAGGAAGTTTTTGTTGAAGTAAATTTAGAATCTATCGATGGAACAATTATAGACTACGCAGGAATTAGAAGTTCTATTCCAAGTCAGTATTTACCAGATGTTTTTGAGACTGTTAATACAAACAGACTTGCTGAAATAGTAAACGGAGTTGATGGCAATGCGCTGATTACCTCTTCTGGTTTCAGTACTGTTTTGGCCGGCCCTTATGAGAGCAAACTAACTCCTGACTCAAAAAAGAAACAGTTTATTTTTGTTGAGGAAAAAGTAGTACTGCTTCCTATTCTTTTAAAGCCTAGCGCACAGACAGTTGCGAATGGAGCGCAGATACAATTTTCAGCTCTTGGTGGTTATGGTAATTACACTTACTCGCTACAGGTAAATAATTCAGGAGCAACACTTAACACATCGACAGGGCTTTACGATGCAGGGGGAAGTGACGGTGACGACACTATTCGAGTGACGGACGACGATGGAAATTTCACAGAAGTAATTATAACGGTGGCATAATGACAACAGAAGAGCTGATTGAATATTATCAAGGACTGTTAATTATACAGTACAACAATAAAGAAAAAGCCTTGGCAACAGTAGGTCTACTTGTTGAAACTTCTGCCTATGATTTAATTCCTGCGAAGCTTTACGAGGCTTTCGATTTAAACAGTGCAGAGGGTGTTCAGCTAGACGTTATCGGAAAGTACGTTGGAGTTTCAAGGCAAGGAAAAACTTTTAATGATGTTGTAATCTTGGATGACGATGACTATAGATCACTTATTAAAATGGCCATTGCTAAAAATTACATGCAAAGCACCCTTTACGAAATTCAAGTTTTGATAAATCAGTTTTTCCCCGGCCAGTTACTTGTATTTGATTTTCAAAACATGTCCATGAGTTACTTTTTCGATTCTGCAATTGGTTCAGAGAACTTAGCCGAAATGTTCATCGTTAACAATTTACTGCCAAAACCAATAGGTGTTCAGTTGGGAACTCTTGCTTACTCAAACAATGTTAACGCCTTTTTTGGATTTAGAACTTACGTAATCAACACACCAAATAACACAAATTTCAATAGTTATACGGACTACTCGACAACTTCCCCTTGGCTGAGTTACGATAACGGAATAGCAATTTAAGAGGTATTGAATGGCAAAAATAACAAGAGTATTTCAAAAACTTTTCGGAAGCACTTCTTCGGCAGGAGAGGTCGGGCAGTTTGGTTCATTCGCAGCAGGAACACCTGTTACAACAACAGACCCAGAAGTTATACAGGCACTTGGAAATTTTGACTCAGGATGGTTTTCTGCAGTCGTCGGCAATAACTCACCAGCAATTGAAGATATGAACGCATTGTTCTTTTTGGCTTTCAGGCAGCTTGCATATGTGATGCAGCAAGGTATTTGCGAGTACGACTCCACGACTGTTTACTATATAGATTCCTTAGTCCTTGGTGCGGATGGAAGGATTTATCAAAGTGTTACTGATGACAACACAGGTAATGCTTTAACTGATACTGCAAACTGGAGGCTGTTCAAACAAAAAAGAAAATACACAACACTAAGCGCAAACACGACTTTGAGTAAAAATGTTCATGACGTTGTTTTGGCAGATGCAAGTAGTGGAGCGATAACCCTTACGTTGCCTTCTGCGGAAGAAGGCTTAAGTTTTGATATAAAGAAATCAGATACTTCAATAAATAAAATAACAATTAATCCTGACGCAGCAGAACTGATCGAGGGATTATCAGATATTAAACTGGACACTTACTTGCAAAGCTTTACAGTCGTAAGTGACGGAACAGGATGGTATGTATTATGAGTAACAATGTATTACCGGCAGGAATTATACTCCCGACAGCATCAACGTTGATACCTGAAGGGTTCTTGGGTTGTGATGGCTCAACAGTGAGTAGGACTCAATACCCTGCTCTTTTTGCAGCAATAGGAACTATTCACGGAAGCGGCGATGGTTCAACTACTTTTCATCTCCCAGATTACAGAGGTAGAGCTTTGAGAGGTTGGGACAATACTGCCGGACGTGACCCTGACGCTGCTTCTAGAACGGCTGCAAACGCAGGAGGGGCTGTAGGAGATAATATAGGGTCAGTTCAGAATGACCAATACAAGAGTCACGATCATAACATAAGATATAATGTTAGTACTTCTGGTGGAGAAAATAGGCCTCTTAAGGACACTAATGGCTCAGGAATATCAGACACTCCAACGGACAACAGTGGTGGAAATGAGACAAGAATGAAAAACGCAAATGTAAATTTCATTATAAAGTTTTAAGGATAAATTATGTACAACTTAGTCATAAGAAATGTAGTTAACCCTTACAGGGTTGATTCAGAAACGGGAGAAATAACAGCGAAAGATTCGATTGAAGTATTGTCAGAAGAGTCAGCACTAAAGACGCAAAAAACAGCAGAGGTTCAGGCGAAAGTGGATGCATACAAGGCAGCTCAATTGAATCAGATACAAAACGGAGGCCCTGCGCCGGTAGCCGAGTTTGAAATAATGAAAATAGTAAATGAATATAATAGCCAGTTTGAAATTACTTTAGGCTGAAAAGGAGATTTTATGAAAAAATTATTTGGGGCGATTGCCTTTTTATTAATCAGTTTCTTTATGTGTTCACTAGGGTTTTCCCAAGACTTAACACCAGTTCCAGAAGTTAACATCTTTGAAGAGATTGCACGTATTGTAATGAATTGGGGAAGCATGAGTGACCTTGCGAAAGGAAGTGTGCTAGTTCTTGTTCTCACTCAAGCAGTAAAGCAAGTTAAAGACTTTCAGTACAAGAATGCTCTAGTTGCAGTCTTTTCAGTTTTGTACGCAATCATTCAAATGATGATTAGTGGTTCTTCTTTGATGGCGGCAGCTACAACAGCATTATTTACGATGGGGGGCGCAGTACTTATTTACAACGCTATAAAACCATTACTTGCAAAAATTCCTGCTCTTAGTTTTTTGAATATAGGAAAAAGCAATAAGTGAATGAAGAGATAAAAAGAATTTTAATAAGGAAAGTTGTTAGCGAGATAACCTCAAAAGTTGTTCTCGCTATTCCTTTTTTTGGATGGCCCATTGTTAATCAGATTTTCGTTGCGATTGCTTACAAGTATGTAATGAAATTCTTTTCAGAAGCAGACCTCCACGGGATATCAATAACAGTGAATTTCAAAGTGGAGTCGCAAAAATTAAAATACGAAGAATCAGTAAAGAATCTAAAGAAAGTTGTTATGGATACTGATAAAACCAAAGAAGAAGTCGAA